GCCTCCTCAAACATACTGTCTATTTCCTGAATCTCACGGAATAGATCGGGAGGAATCTGAGGAGCAAGTTTTTCAACCTTTGCGTTGGGCATATCAGTAGCAAGCAGGCCACCAGCGCGGTTGAGAGCAAAGTTCTTTTCATCTAGGATACCTGTGAACCCGATGAGAGCGGTAGGAGGCTGGACTTGCTTGCTTAGCAGGTCAAGAATTTCTGCCATCCGCTTGTTACGAAGCTGCTGCAAGAAGATGAGTCGCTGTACCTCTGACATTCCCCAGAAGTAGTCATACAGCGGGTTGGGGCAGATCTGCACGAACGGAATCTCGCTTTTGAGGAACATTGATTCGTTCGGACGGTCATAGATGATGACATCAGGCTCTGCCTTGGTGACCACTTGGTAGTCTTGAATGTCATCATTCCAGACGTACAACTCGGTCATCTCAATCGTATCTTCCGCAACCTCTGCCTTGTAGCGGTTCATGCCCCCCAGGTCGAGGTTCACATTGCCGTACATGGTCGGATTTGTTTGCGAAAGAATGATTCGCTCTATGCCGTTAGCCACTTCTGTGCGCTCGTGAGGCATGGAAGACACCCGTCTTACCAGTTCTTCCCGTCTAGGATGGCTCCACAACTGGCTGTAAAGCTCAGACTTGGTGATGTAGTAGGTGTGAACAAAGGCTTCTTGGTTGTCCAAACCGGGGATATCTTCCCTCAAAACCCCTATGCAAGCAGGCTCCACGTAGTGTGGATGTGGGCTTTTGCCCTTCATGACCAACTTGATGAACCCGCTGTTGTAGCAAAGTGCCCAGGTAGTTGCCAGTGCAAACTTCTGATCTGCGTTGCTGTCTAGCCAGCGGTCATTCAGAGAGCGGGTAAGAACGGGAATCTTGCTGTATTCGGCCTTCTTGACCGCAGCACCGACGTTGATGCTGAACCGAGTTGTCTCTGCTGAGTAGAGAAAACTGGTCAGTTGGTCAATGTGGGGGTAGATCTTGTTGTACAGAGCCGGTGACTCGTCTGGGCCATTGCCAAACAAGTACCAACTCCGTAGCGAGCCGTAGTCAACCTTGCGAGTTTCCCGCGACACCAAGCACTTCTGAATGAGACTGAGATAGAACTCCTCTCTTTCAACTGGCTCGGTAGGTATTCTCATGATTTGCTGACCTGAAGGTTCTCGTGGTCCTTCATAATAACGCTAGCTTTTGGACCCGTCAAATTGCCAGCAGACTTAGGGTTAATACTTACCGCTTCGTCTTTTACTGGTTTGAACTGACCGCCCATGACGGACTTCATGCTGATGCCGCCGCCTCCACCCCAGATGGCTTGGTCACCAGGGCGCGGTCCTTGTTGCTTTTGCTGCTCTTTCATGGCGTTGTCAGCCTCGGCAAACTGCTTGTCTGACAGTTTGTTGTGGCGTTTGAGGTAGCCAGTTTGGTGTTCTCCCTCGCGGGTGGTTTTGATATCGGTCATGTCGTAGTCCATAGCAAGCTGCTGGACGGTCTTGTCCGTGCGTTTGGTCTTATCTGACTTCAGGCCGACAGGCTTGAGGAACACAACACTGATTTCTCCCTTGCACAGTTTCATGGGGCACTTGGGTTCCCATGCTTCAAAGATGCCGTGTGCTTCGCAGTAGTAGTCTTTCAAGACAGCCATTTTTACCCTCTAAGTTGTTCGTCAAAGCTAGGATTGCCGTAGTCATGGCGGTTGACGAGTCCGACCTTGACTTTCACGCCTTCAGGAGTGACTTGTAGTTTCATCTGCCTCATGATGGGAGGCTCAGGAGTGCGGCGGTACTCCACGTAAAACTTCTTGTGCTGGTCCTTCATAACCCGCACAGCGCCCTCTTTCCAAGCTGCGTATGCCTTGTTTACGCGCCTCTGGATGTGTTCTGACAGAGGTTCTTCCTCGTAGACGAAGACAGTGTGAAACATACGGTGAGAGATGCCAGCAAGCTCACAAAAACGCTGGATAGAGATGCCACGGTCTTTGTCATCATAGAACCGGCGCATCTGTTTCTTGAGTTCCGACTTGCTCAGTGTTGCGTTTGAAGTATTCAAGCTCAAATCCCTTCTTCATCAAGAAGCCCAAGAAGTCCATCTCTCCGTGCATTGTTTCTGGCTGATAAGTTGTGGTGTCTATCCTAAGTTTGTGAGCACTAACTAACTTTCGAGTAGGTGCATGACAGCCAAACAGTTTTGAGTGGTCAAAGTCATCGTGGTAGACAGGTCCGGCGTACTCCATAGAAAAGTACTTAGCTTCTTGGTCAGGTGCGTAGCGCATCCCAACTTTTTCAAGATCTGTACGCATGAACCCGGATAGCTGGACATCCTCGTTACAGAAAGGCTGGACATTGAAAGCTCTGTGGATGATGCCGTGCTTGCCAGGGGCTTGCATCATTTTCTTGCTACGCAGAGACAGCCCACCGTTTTGGATGATGTGCTTGTCAGAAGGTTCTTGTTGCCATGTCCAGTTGTAGTAGTACTTGTCGCTAGTCAAAGCACAGTGGGTAGGCGCACCTATGTAGTCGTACTTGTACCAGTCTTTGTTGAAGTTGGTTCCGTCGATTACAAAACCGTCATCTTGGACTATGAGTGCATGGCTTGTGTCTATGAAGTTATGCAGGGCATACATCATGAACCAAGAGTACTGAAAATAATCAAGAGCAAAGATAGCCTTGTGTTCCACGAACCAAGGAAGGCTTGCAGGCCTGCTAGGGCTTAGCAGAAGGGCTTTGCTACCAGGAAGCTGCGTCATGCTCTTGACGAGGCTAGGAATGGCGCTAGAGCCATCGTTGTGGCCGTACACAGACACCACAGTGAGATTACTGTGTTCCATACAGCCCAATCCTTTTCAGGTAGTCACTAACGTTCCTGCCAACAGCAATCTGCTCAGGCGTGTAATCTTCCTGAGCCTTGCTTATCTCTCTGGTGATTTTTGAGGCTATCAGGCGAGGCTGGATCTGCTCTGCGTAGGCAACAGCAGCCAGTGCAGTAGCAATGACCCTATCGTCCTTGCCACGACCAGGAGCGCCCAAGAACCCGTTGTCACGGACGATGCCTTTCATCTCTTCCAGCAAGTCCATGCTGTAGATGCCCATCATCTCCCGCTCAAAATAGTCTTTCATGTAGTTGAGCATCCTCTCCTTGGTAGAAGAGGTAGTCAGGTAGCCAATACTGTTGGAGATGCCCCCTAGCGTGTCGTTCCTGCGCCAGATGTAATTCTGCATAGAACCCAGCACATCTAGCAGGCCATGCCCCACAGGACCGCCCATAGAGCTAGCCATGCGTTTGAGGTTGCGTATCTCGTTGATGACAGCCTGACCTGGGCCGTTGACTTCAAGGTTAAGCGTAGAGTTCTTGTAAGCACCAGCCAAGTGTGCGATGACCCACGCAAACTGGTAGGTGTTCATCTCGCTGGTAGCAAACTCTGCTACTTGGTCAAGACCGTCAGCATAGCATCTGAACACTTGTATGCAAAATCTATCTGCCCAGTCTGAGCTTCCGTAGGCTGGATCGGCTCCAATAACGTAGTAAGCTGAGTCAATGGGCTGCTCCCACACGCGAAGCGTGGACAGTCTCTCTGTACTTCTAAGCACCTCGGTGTCTTGGAACAACTGACCAAAACTGTAGCGGTAGTCTTCATGGTCCCTCTTCTTACTTTGCTTGGCAGCTTCCGTACACCTTGTGTGTGAGAAGAAGCTAGTGCCAGTCATCACAAAAGCATAGTCCTCAGTAGGCGGGAACTCCTGATACATCAGAGTCTCATCCTTGATGCCCTCGTGCATCTTCCACCGCCACCAAGCCATCTGCCTAGAGTTGATGTCAACACCGTACATCTTCTTGATGTCCTTGACCCACTCCTTCTCCTCTGACTTGAGCTTGCCATCCCAGTACACCTTGTAGATCTGGGAGTCGCCAGCAACAGAGTAGAACTCGTTACGCCACCAGCCACAGAAGATTGCCCTCTGCGTCTTTGCTCGTTTGGCAGTCTTGTACATATCGTGAAACATATTGAAGCCCTGTGCCGTGGACTCAAACATATACAAGCGCTCAGGGTTCTTCTCAGCAAGAGAAGCAATCAGAGATGCAAGTCCTTCTTCATTGCCCCACGAAGCCGTCTCAGTTCCATGTAGGTAGGTAATGGCTTTACCTTGACCAAGCCTGCTCTTGTTGCCTGCAATCTGGTAGAAAAGTCTGGAGCGGTTCTTAAGAACCATCTGGTTGCGGTTGTGCGCGACAAGCGGAATTTTGTATTCCTTTGGCAAGCCCTCCATATACATGGCAAGGGTTGAGCGAAACATATCACGGTTCTCTTCCGTATCTGCAACCAAAGTCCCTTGCCATCCAGGATGTGTAAATTGCCAGTAAAGGTCAAGCGCCAGAGAAATTGTCGTAATTCCCAACTGCCTGCCTTTGAGGATAACAAAGAAGTGAACATCCTCATCCAACCCTTTCTGTATCTCCTCCATCACGTACGTCTGCGTCCCCAGCAACGTACCCATCTTCTTCAAGCCCTCCTCCTTCGTCTCAATCTTGAGTTCAGAGCAGAACTTGTAAAACTTCTTCAGATCAAAGTTCATCTTGTTTTCTTGTTGTCAAAGTTGTCCAGATTCCAGGCAATGATGTCACCAGAGACAACCTTGTTCTTGGCACAGCGAATAAGCTCGTTATAGAAGATTTCTGAGTACTTACCCTTCCACTCAGCAGCCAGCACACGCTTGGCCTTGGGGCTAATGCACGACAAAGCCCTCTTCAACTCCCACTGCAACCTCTTGCGAGTAGCGTATAGCTCTGTCTGCCACCGCATCTCCGTATCCAAGTCTGTAGCCATCTGACGCTGCCTCCTGCACCAACCCCACCAAACACTTCTCCCTAGCCTGCGCGTAGACAAGATGAGATAGCAGCAGACGACAAGTCTCCCGCAACTCCTCCTCATCCATCCACAACAAAGCAGTCACCTCACCCTCCACACCCTTACTTGGTCACCCTCAGTCCTTGCCTCAAACCGGCAACCCAACCTCTTGCCAGCCCTGTAGTTAGCGTTCAGCACCTTAGCCCTGGCAGACACAGGAACCACAAAACTATCGCCCACATCCATCTCCTCGTACGGGTAGGCATACACCACCCGAGGATGCGGCATCCCTCTACCCACTTCTTTCTCTATCGCAGCTATCGTCATCTCTACACCTCTACGTATAACCATATCCTACAAGCAAAAAAAGACCAGCGCAATAGGGCTGGTCTAAGCGGGGGGTGATTCCCTGATTGAAGTGGCAACTGCAATCAAGAGCAGTCTACCAAAAATATGAAATTGAAAAATTACGATCTGGAAAAACGTAAATTTTTTATGGGGGGTGCAATGTGGGGGGCACACCCTACACCCTCCCAAGACCCATCGAAGTGACCGCTAACTTACATCAGCGACATGGTGTGAGTGCTTGCTCGCCCAAACCCAAGTGTGAGCACTGACTAACGTCTAGGCCATGGCATCGGTCTAGGTCTGTCAACCCCTAACCTGTCCCCTAGGGGAATTCCCCTATATAACAATCCGCTATGGCGGAGGGTGGGAACCTATCACCATTTTCTATGTCCCCTGGAGCTACCCTTTAGACTACTATGTGAACAACTACTAACATTCACTTTAGACAATAGGAGATAGTCTAGTTAGACTATAGTCTATCGCAAGACCTGCACCTAAACACACTAGGGAATCTACCTAGAAAATAACTGTAGACATAGTGTAAATCTGTGTAGAATAGATACCACTGCAAGACGCAGTGTCCTAACTTAAAGGTGGTTACCATGAACAAGTCAGAAGCTCGCGAGATGAAGTCGGTTTGCCTGTATGTGGCAGCTGGCATGAATGACACAGCAGCCAGGGCATTATCTGCTCTCATCCGTGCTGCCAGGACTAACAAAAGCAAGGCTGCTCTTATGCAGCAAGCTCAGGTTTTGAAGCTCAATACTCTGCCTGAATTCATCATCTGACAATCCAGCCTGTAGCCTACCCTAGTGGGCTATGGGCTGTACTGTCGCAGCTATCCAAGGAGGTTTCCACATGTTCGATCATTCTGATTTTGTCGCTAATCCGGGCAAGTACATGCTATTTAA